TTTAGGATATTATACACCATGAAAATAACTGTATTTGGTAGCAAAGGAATGGCTGGCCACATGATTGTTGCGTACTTGCGCAAACAAGGACATATAGTCACAGCATTAGATCGTACACATGTGGATGTTGAAAATCCCAAGGAAGTTCATGCTGTGCTTCGTGGTGTCGATGCCGACTTTGTCATAAACTGCATAGGCCTGTTAGTTAAAGACAGCAACGATCGACCAGACCGTGCGGCTCTCATTAACTCTTGGTTTCCTCATGCCCTTGAACAACATTTTAAGGATACTAATACTAGAGTCATCCATCTCAGTACCGATTGTGTGTTTGATGGTGGCAAGGGAGACTATGTTGAAACAGATACTCACACAGAAATCAACTCATATGGTCGTAGCAAGAGCTTGGGTGAAATTAACAACGCCAAGGATATTACATTTAGAATGAGTATCATTGGTCCTGAACTTAAATCTGGCACCGGCTTGCTCGATTGGGTGCGTAATAATCCTGACAAGAATTTACAAGGTTGGAATAACGCTTGGTGGAATGGAGTCACTACATTACAACTAGCTAAATGTATTGATCAATATATTGAAAATCCGTGTGTTGGCGGAGTCTACCATTTAGTCAACAACCGTATTCGTATTACCAAGTACAATCTACTATTGCTTATCGATCGAACATACAGTCTCGGTAAAAACATAGTATCTGTAAACGGGCCCAAGCCGGTAAACAAAGTGTTGGTCGATACTAGAGGTGAAATCGACTGGGCAATACAAGACTACCCAACACAGTTAGAAGAATTAAGAAACTTTAACCCACTCTCGCATGTGCGCCCAGCAACGACCTGATCTAAGATCTTCAAAACTCCAATGGCATTGCGCCAGTTTTCTAATCCATTGTTCGCGATTGTGCATGTAGGGATTTTCTAGTTGAGAAAAATCTGTATTGACCATGTCGCCAGCTTGGCAATAATTAGGATGATCAGTAATAAACGCCGGAATACCTTCAATTACGGCCACTGCACTCGGAGTACTATTATGGCAGACCAGTGCCCAACAGTTTTTTAGGTCTTCTGTTATGTGGCGTTCTTGCGGACTTATTGATGCATTATATTTGGACAACAGCGGAGCATAGGTTGGAAACTCTTTCCAGTTACCAGGGTGCCAACGTAATATGATTGGACGATCCGAATATTGTCTAATCTTAACAAATGTTTCTTCTAACCAAGACATTAAACTTATACCACGCATGCTCCAACCCATTGGACGTTGTAGTGTAATTAAAATATGATTTCCTGTGGTGCGCCATGGAGCTAAATCCATTCCGTAATGTCGACGCATGTTGTTCCAATTTTCATCTGTGTAACGGTCATTGCAATAAATTCCGGTGGCAGGAAACACACCATTAAAACTATAACGCAAATACGTGTGCGGATTAGTGCGGTCTTTGTAGATAAACACGTTGCTGTCAACACTGAGCCAATACTTGCCCAACTTTGCTTGCGTTTGAATTACCATTTCTCGAACTTTGTAGTGGCTTAATTTTGTTTTACTTGGATTACTGGCAAAAGCATTGCCAATAATAGCACCAACATCGCAAGATTCGTATGTTTGTGATCTGGTAACTGCGGACATATCGCCACACTTGGCCGCGCCTTCGGCAAAATATGTCAGGGCATTAATTTTTTCTTCGCCATTAATTTTAATGGGCAGACTACTAAGGTAGCTTTTAATAATTAAAGGTCGGCCGTTTGTCATTTTCTTGTACTAATTCCCAGGCCTTGCCTGTAAGTATTTCACTAAGACTGAATTGTCCGTAGGCTATGCTTGATAACCATTTGTAAACTACATCTTCATGAACCCGAGGTGGATATTCAATTAAAGTTAAATCATTCAAGCTCACTGTGCTGGCCGCAGTAGGGGCCATGCTAAATGCTGGAATTCCGTACTGTATGGCTTCTACGGCTGCAATACTATTATAAGTTACTAAAGCATATATATCGTCGTCTAATGCCTCATAGATACTATCATTGGTGCGGACGGCGCGGCCGGATTTTTCTCTAATGACAATTTCTCTATCAGTGTGTTTCTTAATAGTTTTTATTGTTTTCTCTAACCATTTTTCTCGATTGTGCCCGTAATATTCAAATGGCTTATCTGTGCTCATTATTAATAAAATCTTGTTGCCCGGTTTTTTCCATCCGCGATAAGTCAGGGCAGGATTAAATTTACATAATTCTTTCCAGCGGTCATCTGGCACATCTAAAATACGATTTTGTTGCATATCATTTTTTTCTATGCGATGATATACTTTTCTACCTGTACGATTGTTATCGCTAGGATAGTTACCTAGGTATCCAGTTTCAACAAAATAATAATCTCGACTATTGCTCTGTGCATGTTTAGCATATTCGCCTGAACTAATACCTCGTATCAAAATTGGATCAACAATATCATTCTTAGCTCTCTTGTAATCGTGGCTTGACATAAACTTAGCCTCAGGATAGTTTGCCATGATCAGGGCTGGATAGTCGCTAAATTTTATCAAGCGGAAAAGTCGTTCTTCCTTTTCACGAATCATAAGTTCTAATTTTTTATCGTGACTTTTAGATGCCTTGTCAAGACCGTAACAATATAGTCTGCCAAGTTGCTCGAGTTCGCGATAAAGTTTTAATGCATCGCCTACATTGTGTTTGAGCGCACTAGAGATATCAGAGTGTTGTTTTTGATATTCTTCACTAGGCCATCGGCTAACAACTGCTATAGGCAATGTCATTGATCAGTCCGTTGCAGGCAGTAATCCGTGAGCATACGCTCTCTATGCCATTCGTCACCTTGTGGTGTTGTGGCGAATTCTGTAAAGCATGGCGCACCTAGAGTATAGTGCAGAAGTTTAGCATCAGGATTTGAGCCGTATTCGTCCGGCAACCAATTCCATTCCTTAGGGAGTTCGCCAATTCGTTCGTCATTGATCCAACTGAAGCGATGCAATGCTGCGCCGGTTGATCGTTCAATAAACTCTGGTGTAAGTCGTTGGTTAGGGTGATTACTACAATTCCATAAGATTACGCTGCTCCAATTCTTTCGTGGATAATCTTCGTTTTTACTACCAAGATATTTTTCTGTCATTTTGGTTTTGTAATCATGTTTAACTACCATGACATCTTTGCCGGCTTCACGCAGATTCCAAAGTTTAACAATGTCGTCACGTACAATCATATCACCGTCGATAAAGATAGCCCAGCCGGTATAACTCATCAGGTGTGGAACTAGGAAACGACTATAGATAAATTGATTACTGCCATCAGTGTGTGTTTCTGTGTAGTCTTTAAACAAGTTTAGGGCTAAAGGCATAATTGCCACAGGCTGACTTGCATGACGAATAATACTATTGGCACATACGTGAAACGCAATAGCTTCGCGGGGATCATACCCTATAAAAATTGGAATGGGTGTCATATAGATATTTATATACCCACATAATGAGAAAAATTATTGCTGGGCAAAACTTGTTAAACTGTGATCTAACCACGGTAAAATTAAATCTTGTTGAAATAATTCACCATGTGCGTAAACGCTTTTATCGGCACTAGCCGGTAATAGTTGTTTTTCCATCAAATCAAACCAAGTAGTAGTCTGAGGATTCATGGGTGCATGTTCACTTTTATATACAATGGCGTGTAACCACGGATCTCGAGGATGCTTTAGAAAAAATCCGTGTTTACAATCCCATCCTGCAACGGCCAACATATGAATAAGACTGACCATGGTATAGTGATAGTAGCAACCGCTTTCTTGAGTAAAAAATAATTGGTGTCTGTGTATGTTTGTAGTTTGCGGAACTATTACGGCCAACATACCGCCGTCGCTGGCAATATTCCACCAGTTACTCAACGTAGTTACAGGATTTATAGCATATTGAAATGAATCATGTGACCATAAAATATCAAATTTATTGTTTCCAGGAGGATATATACGTCCTTCAAAATCTGTTTTTTGATAAGTGACATTTGGATAGTTTCTAGCAATTGATAATTCATCTAAAACATCAACTCCGGTACATTTAATATTAAGTGGTTGCGGATTATCATCCCGAGTGGTCCGTGTTGCCCACCACTCAGTATCAAGGCCAGTACCACATCCAAGATCCACTACTGTGGCAATGCTTTCCATAAAATCATCATATTCATACAAGGCATTTAAGGTTTGAAGACTATGAATGTGGCTATCTTCTGGTGTGGCAAACATTGTCATACTGTAATATCTTCCATACCGGCTGTGCGTAAGCGAACAATATGACCCATTTGCCATTGCTTGCTGTCCAGGCCTTTTAATATACCCAACCACTTGTTACGGAGGAGTGCAACTTCGTTAATGATTGTTTCAAAGTCAATGACTTCGTCTTCACCATCCACATACTTTTCTGCGTCGCGACTAGTAAGAGCCCGAGCATAACCTTCTAGATACTTTTGAAAATGTCTACGACGAATTTTACGTAGTTGTATATTAAGATGATTTAAGATTGCTTCAATTTCTTGTAACTGATTAAATCTGTGCTCAGTAATTCCCGGCAAGGCTGTGATATTCTTTTCTACAAGGCCGCTGATGCGGCAGTCGCGCTTGGCATCTTCGAGCTCTTTTTCATAATAAGCAATGAAGTCTGGGATATTGCCTAGGTCGGTAGTTACTTTACTATACCACATGTTTTTCTATGTCCAAATAAGGAAACAACTTTTTCCAGTTAGTGCCTCGACGGCGATCAAGTTCATCAAGATGTGTATTTAATTGTACTATCAATTCAGGATTTTTGCAACCGTTTTGAATACTAGATTTGATCCCAGCAAGATACCTGTGAGCATTATTTTCTTGCCAATTAGTTTGAGGCATTACTGACAAGGCTCGATTAAGATCGTCTTTCCAAAATTCTGGTCCAAAGATATCTGGATTATGATATAACGGGCTAAACACTGTTTGAAAATGATGGTTAATATTTCTACGTTTTTTCCATTGGTTAATAAGTTCAACCAAGTCTGGAAAAGTTTTTATAGTCAACGGACTTAGTGTACTGTTTATGTTAAGGTATATCCAAGGCTTATCCAACAATAGTTCTATATTGCGTTTTATAGTTTCTAACTTTAATCCCCATCGTGCATGCTCTTGCTCAGGACCCCAGCAGTCTAAACTTACAGTGATGTCAAATCGTTTAACTGCTCGGTTAATTGTTATGGTTTTAAATGTTTCTAAAACTTTTTGGAATTTTTCTGGAGCAATCATAAGATTTGTAACTATGTTAAACTCTAACTCAGGATTTGGATGCTCTTGAAAAAAATCTAAACAACGATAAAAATCTTTAATATACAGTGGTTCGCCGCCTAGTAAATGTAATCTACGAAGACTATTGCTATTTTTTTCTAACCAAACAAACAATCTCTCGGTGTAATCTGCATTTAATTTCCGATCAACTGCGTTGTCTTTTAATAGTACTCCGTTTTTTTCAAAGGTACCAAACTTGATATTTTCTCTTTCAATCTGCGAGCTGTTATGGCTGAAACAATAAGTGCAAGCAAGATTACAGGTATTACTAAAAAATACTTCTAGTATAGTAGGAGTAACTTTAGTAGCCCAAGGATCCTTATCCAATTCAACAGGAACTAAATCTGGTACTTGTAAATGAAACATGCGATCGCTTTGCCCGCCGGATTCCTCAATCTTTTGGCAATACCGACAACCTTCGTTGGGATTCATATAAGATAGTGGTTGCGGCCATTCTCCACTTAACATGGTTTCTCTTTGAGAAATTTTTTCAGGTGTGTTGTGAAAGTCATCAAAGTTATCCAACGATACTGGATGCCGTCCAACGCGATGACAACTTGCAGTGGTACCATCATTTAAGAATATAGTGCTCCAGTTCCATTTTAATGAACAGGCTGTCGCAGTCTTAATAGGAAAAAATTTATGTTTACTCATTGATCCATCGAACAAATGATTCAGGAAAGCAAGTTAGTGCAATATTTCTACGTTTTGAAAATTCTAATAGATATGATTTTAAATCTAAGCGTTGTTCTTCTGTAGGCATCTTATCTGTTAATAAGTGTTGTACTATCTCCGGAACTTGCTGACGACTTTTGCTGTTTAAAATATTTATTCCAAGAAAGTAAGGATCTGTGCAAGGTTCAAAATTTATATGGGCCAATCCAGCAAAATCAACAAACTCTTGAATGCCAAATACTGTAAGATTAGTAACTGTAGCATTAAATTGATATGGAATATTACGATCCTGTATTTGTTTTAAGTTAGTCTGGAATCTTTCCCACGTGTTGCCATATCTAGTAAATTCATATAAGTTTCCGGTTGTTTCGGCACTGATAACGATTGTTACATTGTTAAACGCAGATAATTTATCCAACTCTCGGCCAAATCTTTTAGTATCTACACCTAAACCCGACCATATTTTAATAGGTAAGTCAGGAATACTAGACACCAATGTTGCTAGATTCGAATACAAAAATGTTTCACCACCGTTTATTTGCACCTCTTTCAACGGAGAATTATTAGATAGTTGAGTAAGTTCTTTGTCTAACGATTTATTAAATTCTGTATTGAGAATATCTTTTTGACCTACACGCAACAAAATTTGATCTTGTTTTGTTAATTGGAACCGGTCATCGCTGGTCGAGACTTGGTAGTTTCCATTTTGTATAATGTCTTGTTTCCATTGACTGCTGTATTGTTTACAGCAATACACACAAGTCATGTTGCAATCACTACCTACAATGATGTGCAACACTTCGGGCAAGGCGTCGATGTTACCATGAGTCAGAAGATCACCATGCATGGCCAAGCGGCGACTAATAATATTGTTTTCTTCGGCTTCCCAGCAATTAGGACGACAACTATCTACTGGAATACCCGATAGCATATTTTGTCGTTCTAATTGTAATTTTGGAGTATTAAATAACTTTCCAGGATTTTGATCCAGCCATTTTATATCGATACGATCTGGAGTGGCCGAGCAACAACTCAAAGTTTGTCGTTTTTCAATGTCAACTGATAACCACCAAAATTTTTGATTACAATAATATTTTGAATCAATAGTCATTGTCCTCTTCGTCGTACTCAAAATCTTCGTCGTCTTCGTCTTCATCATCGTCATCGGCATGATCTTTGAGATAGTGTGCGAGCGCGGCTTTAACTGCTGAGTCTGTTTTGAATACTGATTTGATGTCATCTGCATTACAATCGTTATCGATTAGGACCGATACTAATGTTTCTGCGGCGTCGTCGCGTTCAACAACATTAACATGACGCTTGAGTTCGTTCCAAATTTCTTTAGCTAATTCTACTGACATTTTTATTCCTCCGTGGCTGTTTCTTCAGTACTTACCGTTTCTTTCTGATTTGCAAAATCGGCCATAACTTTATCTAAACAACCATCTTCGTTACTTTCCCACGCTTTGCGGAACTGTTTAATAATTTCTCCATCGCTTGTCACAAACATCAAGCGATTGCCATCTCTCTTGAGTAGTCCTTTTTTCTCTGCCAAGTCAGTTAATCCGCTGTAGGGATTCATGCCTGTTTCATAAGGAATCTTAACTTGCATGCCTTCAAAAGGTTTGGCATAACGAGTTTTCATTACTTTACAACCGGCACGGATACCCATAACATCACTAATCTTGTTGCCATCTTCATCTTCTTTCAACTTCATTTTCTTCATTGCAACAACAATAGAGGAAGCATAGATAAAGCCTTGACCTCCAGAGATCTTGTCATCTGGATCAAACATGTCTTGACTAGCGTATGTATGGTTAGTTGCTACCAAGCCCACATTATAACTACCAAACATGTTGACTGAATTACGCACAAGACTTGTGAGTGCTTTGGGCTTACGACCCATATCGCCCTTCATATCACCTGCTTCAAACTGGTTAACGTCGGTAGGAGTCAATAACATACCTAACGAGTCGATTACCCATAGCACTTTCATGCGTTCACCATCTGGAAGAGACTTGTAGTCTGTCATAAATGTACTAATAGCCTTAGCTACATCGTCAATCATACTCATGTTTAATTTGAGAAGTTTGCTTTCGTCTGTGCTAACACCCAAATCATGCAACCACTTTTCGTCAAGTGCGTTTTCTGTGTCAACAAGAATAACAAAGATACCTTGATCTTGTGCGTTCTTGACAATGTTGCCGGAACAAATATAACTTTTACCGGCACCGGATTCTCCGGCAAATACTGTAACCTTGCCTAGTGGAATACCTTTGTTAAAGTCGCCCGAAATTAGATAGTTAAGTGCAAAGTTGCCGGTGCTAATCCAGTCGGTTGGATCGTTGAATCCAATTGACAGTCCGTCAATACTCTTAGTGATATCCTTGCGGAATTTTGATACGTCGAATGGTTTTGCCATAGTTAAGTTCCTTTGTTTAATTGTATACTAAAACCGTTATTTTGTAAACTATTTCTAAAAATAATTTGTCTATATTTGGTTAAATTTTCTGTTAGGTCTGGAATATTACCAATATTAAAATACTTTCCACTTGGTGGTTTGTTGACCTTTTTACACCACAATCTATATTCATTACTTAATGGTATTGTTTCTGGCGCCATTAAATTTATTTCAACACATCCTAGGAATTCATTAAATGTATTTTCGTCGTTAAACTCTAGGTCATAATCAAAACTTTTAAATTTATTTTCTAACACTCTACCTAGGTGAGCAAAACTGAATTTAAAATTACAAATATCATTTGTTATATAACTTGTCGGAAAAGGGTTTGGAAATTCTATCACATGTTCATCAACAAAATCATAAGGAGCAACAGAAAATAATACATTTTCAAACATATTTTCTAAAGTATGAACTGCTTGATTAATCTGGTCGTAAATATCTGTATACCCAAGCCTTGATATAACCGAGCCAATTACAGGATTTGGAATATCATCTGAAAAAATATTATGTATTTGTTCTGCTTGTTTAGAACCATACTGTTTTCTTTTTTCTAAGATATTATATCTCACTGTTTGTGAGTTAACCCAGTCGGCATGCAATTTATTTAAGTTACGTTGGTTTAAATAATCCTCAGTGTTATAGGTATCAATATTTTTATCAAGTAGTTCGTAAATAAATTTATTACACTCAATAATAGTTTCATGGAGAGTGTCTATTACTGTTTTAACAGTGTGTCCAATTGGAGATGAAAATTTATTTAAATTTCTTTCATTTAAATTTTTAACATAATATTTTAAAATTTCATCCATACCACTACTAACCGTTTGAAAAGGTATAGAGTTGCCAGAGTTTTCAAAAACTAAAGAAAATTTCATATTATATAGTTAGTTTAGTCCAGAGTATTACCCCTGGACTAATTTTTGATTACTGCTTTTGTCTTGCGCGAATCATTGCCAAAATATCTTCAGCTTTTTGTGTTGAAGGTTTGGCTTCAACTGGTGCTGAGGCTACTGCTGGTTCATCATCAAAGTCACTTACATTGGCAGTTGGTGTCACTGTAGTTCCTGTTGAAGAAAATCCGCTATCTACCGGCATAGCCGATGCTGATTCGGTAGTTGCTGAACCTGCCGGAGCTGCTACACCTGCTGGACGGAAGTACTGACCCCAACGCTCTGTATCGTAGCTTTGGCCATCAACACTTGCTTCGAACATCTCTTTGATAACTTTCAATTCTACTTCGCCTGGGCGTTTTGGTAGGAATGTTGATAAGTCAAACAAACCATACTGTTCAATGGCCGCTTGTTCAGCTTCAGTCAATGCAGATTCTTTACGAGCCCACTTACTTGAACTATAATCAGCAAATCCGCCTTTACTTGTCTTGCTAATACGGAAGTCTAGGCCACGGAGCAAGTCTGTTGGCAATTCTTCCAATTCTGGATCCATTAACGCACCTTTAATTAGTGTGAAGATTTGTGGACCGATAATGAATCGACGGATTGGATTTGCTGGAGCCTTGTCGTCCGCAATGGGATTCTCACGAACAAAACCTTGGAAAATATAACTGCGTTTCTTCCAATACTTACGACCCATTTCTTCGAGACTCTTGTCTTTAAACCAAGTGCGTACTTCTGCCAAGATTGGGCAAGCGTCGCCATACATTTCTACGCATGGTACTGGTACAATAACTTGTTTTGAATCCATTTCACCTTTGATGCCATTGAATGGTAAACGGATTTGTGCTCGCTCTGCCCAGAAGAATGTGTTCTTTGGATTTGCATCTGGTAGGAAACGGAGTGTTGCGGAAGAACCTTCTTCCATGTTCCAATGTGGGTAAATTGCGTTATCACCACCTGTGGAACTATTACCGCCTTGTTTTGATTCGCTTGCGGTCAATCGTGCGCGAATTTCAGCTAATGATGCCATTTTAGTTGCCTTTCAAATTTTATAAAATGTTGCCTATCTATTTCTAGATTCTAAGTTGCCTGTGATACTAAAGAAAAAAGCGTATTCACTGTAGTAGTGTACACGCTTATTCTCTCAGCGTCAACATATATTTATGACGCGGTTGTTCTATTTGTTAGATTTTGTCTGAACGCATCATTCCAGAAAGTTCTTTAAGTCTGTCCAAAAAGTTTGCATGTTTAGATACTTCTTTCATTTTACCAGAATGACCATACTGGCCTTGCAATCTACTTTCTAATGGTGCGCCACCTGCTGGTGCCATTCCGGCTGTGCTGTAGCATTCGTCAGTTTCTTCATCATCAGAGCTTAACGCATCGCCGGCGGCATTTCCTAATGTTGCTCCAATTCTTGCTCCGGCAGGTCCACCTAATGCGGCTCCGGCTACTCCGCCAAGTACAGCGCCAATTGCCCCTTCTTTAACTTCGGGTTCATAATCAACCGCCGCGTTTTTTTCAGCAGGAACACCGGCAATACGTAAAATTGCATCTAGGTCGTTTTCTTGAATTTCATCGCCTTGTTGATTGGTCATTACATCAGCCATCAACTCGTCGCTGGAATCGCCGCCAATGGATTTAACATTTTCTAAATCTTCTTCATTGGTAGGGATTTGTGCATCATCAGGATTGGCACTTGCACCTGCATTAGTTGGCTCGGCAGGATTCATTTCTGCTGTAGGATCAATTTGTAGTTTTGCAACCACAGCTTGAATGTCTGGATCGTTGCTTAACATATCCATGCGATCCATAACAACTTGACGACAGTCAGCATCGGGATCTTCAGTAGACAAGGCTTCTAACTGATCAAACAACTCATCGTCGCCTAACAAATTATAAAGTTGTTCTGTTGCATTAGTAGCATCCGGCCCAACTGGAAATTCTTTACTCAACAGATCAATTAACTGTTGTTGTTTTTCTGGAGTGTCGGGCGTGGCCCAGGTTCCTTCGGCAAGGTGATTCACCCATGCTTCAAATATATTTGCTTCTTTCATGGCATTTCCTTGTTGTTGTATACGGGCCAATAATGGTAACGCATCTTCAATGCGTGAATCTAAACTTTGTGTTACAAATAAATGTTTGAGTCCTTCTACTACTGCTTCTTCTTCAGTGATAACATTGGGATTCCATGATTCAAAATATGACGTATATCCACGACCGTGACTCAAGCTCTTTAATGTCTTTTGTGCTGACTCATAGTAGGCATTGGTTTGCTCTACTAGGTCTTTTGTGTCGCCTTCGAAAATCTTTCCGTGGTTAGCACGGCGAAAACGACTTAGTACATTTAATTCTGTAACCATTTCTGTAATATGCTGTCCGCGAGCATCATATGGCCGACCACCGTTGCGTACATGTTCTACCATGGCACGGCCACCTGATAATTTTGTAAATGGTAACTTGTAACGTTCACCTTCTGCGGTTTCAATAAACAAACTTTCTACGTAACGGAAACGAGCATCATTTTCTCCCAAAGCACGTTTATGTTTAATCATCAAGCGAGCTTCAGTTGCTTTACCGTTCCAACTTGTTGTTCTTGTGCCTGTCCATGATTCAAATATGCCTTCTTTAATTGCAGCCTGACCTTGCATACTGTAACGCAAACGATTTAAATTTTTAGGACTAAAACTCATCAAATTTTTTGTGGCAAAATGTTTAAGAGAATACAGGAAATCAAACCATTCGGTTTTGTCTTCGCCTTCCATGCCTTTGCCAAGATTGTCTCCAAAATATACTTGTAAATCATTATCATCGGCCAACATAACAACCACAGTTCCGTAGTCATTGCCGGATTCTGCGGTATAGTCAAAACTAAACACTTCGGTTTCTGCAGGATCTGGACTGGGTTTACCCACAGCATCCAGACATTCTGGGTCAAAGTTTTTAGTAACTAACAGTTCAAATAGTTGTTTTGCAGGTGTTTGTTGTGACATAGTATATTATTTATCCAGGATTCACTAGTAGCGTGAACTGATAAACGGCATAGGTGGTGTTACTACTTCTCCGTGATCTCTAAGTTGGTTATCAATGCCCAAATCAAATGTCTGTAGCAGTTGTAACATACGCACAGCCAATAATGCAGACATTACCAAGTCGTCGGTTTCTCCAGGTTTTGCCGCATAACTTACACCATGTGCTACAAATGTTTTTAACTCGGATATCAGTAAAGGGCTACGAACTTTCATTTTTCCGGTTTCAATTAGGGTTTTTAATTTGTTACAAGCAGCAAGTTTAGGTTTATTACTGGTGTTAAATCCTTTACGATATCTACGACTTCCACCGCCGCCACCTTCACTTAAGAAATAACCTTGTATGTTTTCTTCTCCATACTCAGCAATACTAATAAGAGCTGCTTCGCCAATGGTGTTGTTTTCTATACTAAAATAAATGTTTTTAGGATCATTTATAGTTTCATTAAGATGTTTAACAATGTCGGCCAGGATGCGAATTTGCTCAGGAATTGGAGTACGATTGTGGCGCCATTCAGCAATTTGTTCTGTGGTGTTGGCTTCAAATACTTGTATTGCACTTGGATCTCCACCGGTGCCGAGACTTGGATCAAGTGCCACTACATAAATTCTGTCGGCTTTTGGTCGTTGATACCACCGCACCTGGCCAGTTTTATATAAGGGTTCGTGGCCTGATAAATCTATTAGTTTAGCTGGAGCAATTAATGTTTCATCGTTGATGATAAATTCACAACACATTTCTCGACGGAAACGATCTTCACCTAACTGTGCCCGTTGTTCTGCGGCCCATTTTTCGTCGCGGTCTGGATGTTCGTTCCAATAACTACGATAGGCCTTGAATCCGTTGATGCCTAGATCCGTGGGGGTGCCAAATTCATCTTCGCACTTGTTGGCTCCTTTCCACAACAGGGCAAACTGATCTTCGTCTGAGTTAGGAGTTGAAGTAATAATGGCTTTACCACCAGTTGCTAGTGTAGGTGATATGGAAGTCCAGAATTCCTTGGCGATCCCGGGTCGAACAAATGCAAACTCATCTGCGTATAGTAAGGATATACTCATACCACGACCGGTATTTTCCGTAGTTGTTGCCGATACAATGCGGCTTCCGTTTTCAAAGTCTAAACTTAATTTATTATAACTGGTGCAACCCGCTCGTATATAATCAGGACACAGCTCGTAGGCATATCGAATACGAGTCATAATCTCTTGCGAACCGGTATACTTGTGTGCGGCTACAAGAATGGTACTGTCAGGAACAAACATGGCATACCATAACAAGTAACCTGCGGCACTGGTTGACTTACCTGTTTGTCGAGGCATCATACTAATTGAGAAACGATAATTATGGTAGGTGTCAATCAGACGTTTTTGATAGTCAAATGGATGATACAACATTTTACCTCTGATAGGATGTTGTATATAAAAGAAATTGTCCATAAAGTATTGCGGCCCTGTGATAGGATCGGCACACTTTAAAAACTCTACTAATTGTTCGTCAGTAAACGCTGTTTTCTTATAAGGACTTTTAACTAGAGATGTTTCATCTGCCATGATAATCGCTTATTATTTTTTCAAATGCTAATTGGTGGCCGCGTGGTCCTGTATGCATGAAATCTCTAGCATAGCCAACTTCTTCACGGCTTCGCGCCATAAAATCGTGGGCATCGTAGGTCAAGCATTTTATTCCAAGATCTGAACACAAGTGTTTAACTGCTCGATGATTTTTTCTGTTATTAATTTGGGCATTTTCTTCGTTGGCAAACCAATTTTTTAAAAAAATATCTTGATTGCTAAAAATACAAGATTCACTTGATGGTAAAAAAACTTCAGCACTAATTTGACCATCGACCGTTAACAATTCTATTCTGGATCTAGGCGGTGCTAACATTACTACTAGTTTAGGAAGCAACTTTGGCAGCCAATATTCGGCCAAGCGATAGCAGGTATCAGACCCGACTCCTCCCCAGGCTAAATTGTATGCCGTTAGTCCTAATTCATTACCAACTAATGTTGGCCATAAATCTGTTAACGGTAATCCAATTCCTATTGTATAACTACATCCCAGTGCTACCACAGAGTCTGACTGGGTATCAAATTCGTCGCAACGAAACCCTTGGCTATTAATTTTATATGTAATTGCTCCAGGTTCAAGCCAACCTTGCTCGCGAAAATATTCAACATGTGCAGGGTCCTTCATTAACTTTTCGTTAATTTCTTTGCTGTCAGCTGGTAACCATTCTAGTGTCTGATTAGCATATCGCATACCAAAATGCCACGGCGGTTGTTGATTATTCATTATTTTTTACTTATCAGTTAGTTCTGGCCAAAGCCTACTAAATTGCCCTTGTTGATCTGTGTGGTACTTTAATTCTATTTCGTTAATATGCTGGTAAAAATCCATACGTAAATCTTTTGTATCCGCAGTAAACTTCATATTATTAAAAAATTCCTCTTCATTAGCGGTACACAATCCACTTGCCAACACACAATCACGCTCTTGTTCTGCTTGATGTATAACTGTGGATCCTAATCGTTGTGGGTCAAGATACTCGGGCTGGTATAGGCTTTGCCATTGTATTGTTAGTCCGCGATTTCGAGCAAACTCAGTAAACTCTACTAGGCGTGTGGCATTATAGACGTTATAAACAGCATGTATTCCACCCCAATGGCCTTGCGTCATTAGGTCTTGAATAAGATCAAGATTATGTAATAACTTATTCCACGTGGCTCCGTGTCGAACATACTCAAAGCGTGTGCCTACATTGTCAAAACTTAAACTCCATCCTACCTTTTTTCTTGTTGCTAACTTTTTAAAGATAGGATTTGATTCTAAGTTAACACTAAGATTGGTTATAAGTGTTATGGTTGCTGTGTCGGGTATAACATCTAACAAGCGACTGTTTTCAGGAAGCAACAATGGCTCTCCACCGACTAAGGCAACTTCTCTAATGTTGTCTTGGTGTCGTTCTAAATAATCGCATACTTGTTCATAGTAAGGACGTGCTCCTGACTTGACAGGAATACCTTTAAGGTCGGCCCATTTTGAGCTACATGCTTCTGCACAGTAATTACAACTCAAATTGCAAGTTGTATTCCATCGCACATCAATTAGGGTTGGTCTATGTTCTAGCACATGTGCTTGAACAATATCAAAATCTTTGTTGACATCATTGTGCCAGTTGCGTTCACTGCGGCCATAGCGTTCAGCTTTTACACAATTATAGCAATAAGCATGAGGTTTACCAGATTGAATAGTTGTGCGAATATCCTGCATCGCAGGACTTGCTAGTATTTGTTCAATGGTATGCTGATTAAGGTTGCCCAGCATGTTTGGATCGCCGGCGCAACAAGTTTTAATATCACCTCTGGGATTGATATGCAAGCCCCTCCAAGGGGCTGCACAATAGAAATTGCTCATACAGTAATTATGAGTGTTTTACTGACCTAAATTGAATTTCATTCCTGTGGCTTGTTCTACCGCCGTCATTGTGGTTTGATATTTTGGTAGGTCTTCTACCGGAAGCGGAGCATTAGGCATCAAGTAAGCAGTAACTTGCTTGGTGTTCTTGTCA